CTGCGAGGGTGTCGCGGGGGGGGTTCAGGGACCAGCTGTAATGAAAGCAATGGGGGGAGGGGGGGTTGGTGGGTGGGAGGGGTGGGAGGGGGGGGGGGGGGGGGGGGGGGGGTGGCGATTTCTGTCCCAGTTAATAAATACACTTGGAGTACTGGTGTTATGTCTTTACCGATTGGCGTTTATATGTTAAGTTTATATGCTGAGTATGTTGCTGCTGCCAGCGTCACTGCTTTTAATTTTAATATGGGTTTTATGAGTTCTGCTCCTACGACTGGGGACAGTGCTACGGCATCGTCAGCGCCAACAAATACGATTTCTGGTATAAATGGAAACTTACGAAGCGACGATAATTCTAATCTTACAAACGGAACTTACATAAATCAAATAGGCGGGGTTGTTATAAATAACTACGGAGGGACTTTTAACAATGTGTATGGAATATTTAACGCTGATTGGATTACTTCTGGAACAATAGCGATGTCTGCTTTGACCATACGAGCAATTAAAATTGGTTAAGGGTTTTCTGTTTCAGTGATATTTCAAAATCGGGGCGGATTTGGGGCGGGGCGGTTTTATTTTCGTTTAAACCGCCCAGACCCAATTTTCTAAAAAAAAACCAAAATCTTGGTTTTTTTTTCAATAAAAAATCCGTGGAGAAATTGAACGTCAAAAGTAAAAACCGCCCCGAAATCCGCCCCGATTAATATACCATGGTATTATATAACTATGGCATCTTATGCACCTCCATCTAATAATTTAACGATATTTAACCCAGACCAATTCTTAACCAATTCATCGTTGTTGGAGTTTCCCGTCGCGCAAGGAGCAGAAACATTTCCGTTTGGTTTAACAACATCGACGGCAACCGTGGTGGGTGCTTTAACAGCAGGTGGGACATCAACACTTTCCACTACCAATGTTTCAGGACAACTGACTATGGGAACTGCTAATCAAATCTTAACCAATTTACAAGAAGGAACAACAGCATCGACAGCAGTCCTTTTATATAGTGAAGGTGCAAGAAATGGAGCAGTTAATTTGGGAACTGGAAGCACCGGAAAAACCATCACAATTGGAAACAGTACTGCGAGCACCCTTAATTTACGAGGAAGCACAATCGACGCGAATATAATGAATGTGAGTGGAACATTGACCGCAGGAACTTTTAATCCTACAACACTCACAACCAACACTATAACTGGGACGGCAGTTGGAACAGCGGTCAGTTTATATAATGAGGGAACAAGGACTGGAACTATTAATTTTGGGGGTGGATCATCCGGTAAGATTATAAACATAGGTGGCGGTGCTACGACAACGCAATTTTCTGGGACTTCCATAACATTGCCGGTTGTACTGGTGAGTGGTCAGGCAACCTTTCAAGGAAACACTCAATTCGGCGACGCTGCTGGCGACAGTATCGTCCCAAATGGAACTTTAACCAAACCCTTCATAATTGGAACATACGCATCCCAGAGTTCTTTTTCATTGTCTTCAATAACACCCGTCACTACTTATCTTGGAGGAACACTACAAACATTCAACACTTTTGCCAATGTCGCGACGGGAACTTTTATTTATGCTATGAGTTCAATCCCCCCCTACACTGCTGGTGGTGGTCTTGCTTTGACTGCTGGAACATATATGTTTTGGATGGGTATTAATTGGGAAGATTCTTCCGCTTTTAATATGACGGATTGTCGTATGGGGTTAAGTAATGACGGCACTTTATCTGCTGCTTCAAGTGAGGCAGTATTGGTTTCTGCACTCCCCAACTTAACTTGCTATTTTCATAAGACCGACCAAGCAGACGCTGCTGGGACGGACAGTGAGAATAGAGTTTTATCGAGTTGTTTCAATATTGCTTCTGCGACAACGGTGTTTCCTTGGTGGATATGTAATCACTCCGTCACCGTGGATACTGTCACCGTGGATGTTATTTTTACAAAGATTGGGTCGGCATAATTTTATCCCCCTTAATTATATATGGAACAATACACTAATCCAACAGAAGTTCAGCGACTTGCATATAAATATCTCGGCAAAGACGCAGTAATAAGACCCAGCACCCGCGCCACAAAAAAATACATGGTATTATCACCCGAGGACAAATGGATACATTTCGGGCAGATGGGATACGAGGACTTTACCCTGCATAAAGACCCCGCTCGTCGCGCACGCTTTCAATCTCGCAATCGTCGGTGGGCGACCGCAGATAAGTGGACTCCTGCTTTCCTCTCCTATTATTTGCTCTGGTAATATATATATGAGTATCTTAACCAACGTTGATATTGAGGAGATAATGAAGGGTTTAAGGGTTCCACTCGTGGGGGTATTTCTAAAAGATGCTTTACCCAAAACGCCACGAGATAATGGATTTATTGTAATGAATATGAGCGACGTGGGCGAGGTCGGAACTCACTGGGTCGGGTTGGCATTAATAGGCGACACCGCCATGTATTATGACCCCTTTGGAATCGCACCACCCACCGAGGTCGTGCGGTTCTTTGATAAATATAAACCGCTAATCTATAACACAAACCAGATACAAGACATCAACGACACCTATTGCGGTTGGTCGGTGATTGCGTGGGCGTATTATATGTATGCGGGTCGAGGTAATCGTTTCCGCACCATTGGTCGTCGTGAAGTGGAGGAAGATTTCAAGTCCTATTTAATGCTTTACGACGACACGGATCGCCGTGTGAATCGCTCGATACTAAAAGACCTGCTCTGGAAAATATCGGTGAAACGACCCATCATCTTTGATTTTATGGACGCTTCACAATAAAAGGTTCCCGCGCTTCCATAGGAGTACAGTTATATGGATGTCTTAAATAGCGGGCATTTCCAGCATCCGGTGCTTCCATAACTCCTCTCAATAAACCCGCACTCATTATCGCAGTTGCAGTCCAAAATGTGAATAGGGCAAAACCAATGGCGAACTCTTGTGTATAAGGCATCTTCGGTATAATATATATAGATAAAACAAATCTCTAAATATATTTCACAATGTTTATTTACCCATGTAAGAGGGCAATCCGTTCTTGCCCTTTTCTTCACGAGCGTTCCTTAACCTCATAGTGTTCAGGAGAATGCTATTAATATGGGACGTTTGCTTTGTGACCGCCTTTTCGTCCATTTGCCCGTTTTTGACTGCGTTCAATAATTTCATCTGTTCTGCTTGCATATCATCGTAAAGACGATTCAGGTATTCCTTGGTGATTGCGGACATATATTATCTGACCACATTTTTTTCTCGGTCGACTAACAATATATTTCCTGCTAAATCTTGGATAATAACCACTTTTGATTCCATATACATATATGGAATAAAAAAAAACGAATAACAAACAACTTGCACTATCAGGGTGTGCGACCCGTTTATGCCATCTCGGTTTTACTTTCTGCCATGGCGTCCTTAATCTGCTTGGCGAGTTTCAGGCGTTCTTCCGGTGATGTCTTTGGGTCTAACCCCCTCGCCTTTAACGCTTTAATATCGACCTTGGGTTTGGGTGGTTCAGGTTCAACCTCTTCCTCCTCCTCCTCCTCGGCAAACTCATCCTCCTCCGCGGTTAAAGGAGGGGTCGCGGGTTTGGGTGGTTCATAGGGTCGCCACTCTAACCCCTTGATTTTATAAATACCGTGCGACCTATCAACTTCATAATTAAGTCGTGCGAGGTTTTTGCCTACCTTTGCGGAGGTTGGGTTCTGGAAATCCCGTCCATAGTTGGTTATGCCCCATTGTCTAAACGACTCCATAAATTGCGACCGGTCTAACCACTTGGTTGCGCTTGGGACGCATCGCTCCTCGATAAACGATTTATATTGGTCTTTACCGTCAAACAGGTCTTTCTTAAACGTTTGCAGTGCCTTGGGTGCGGTGTCGGTTTCAAACACCCGCTGGATTTTGCCCTGCGTCATAAGATAAGTAAATATCCCACTAATGTTCTCATAGCACTCGTCCTTAAACTCGGGGCGTATCGCAAACGCGACCTCGTATAATATAGGATACATCCGCTTCATAATGGCGTGGTCGAGCGAACATTCTAACATGTTATTGATTGCCCAGTGCAGTGTGCAGGCGACCGATATTGTGGCATCGGTTTTACGCATCCCCCTATAATTGAGTATGCCGTCGCCCGTTATTTGCTTGACGTTGTCCTCGTGTAAAACATCGGTTTCAGATAATTCTGACCCTTGTCCGAACCTTATAAACTGCAGGTTCTCTAACTCGGTGGTCAGTTTGCTGTCGTTCTTCTGTTTTACTACCACGTTTTTACTAACCAGATCGGTTATAACAGGGAACATCTTGCGGATTAAATCTAATAAGAGCGACTTGCCATTGTTGCCTTTGCCTATGTGGAAGAATATTGTCCTTATCGGTACTCCGGTGATGGTCGTTTTAATCGCGTTTAAAACTACTTGGCGGATGTCTTTGTTGGGGAACATATCCGTAAAGTATTTTTCGCCGAACTTGATTTTGGGGTCGTCCGGTTTTAATAAAACGCAGGGCGACTCAAACGACCACTCGTCCTCGTCCGTGCGGGTTCGCTGTTTCATAGTTGTAATGTCTAAAACTTGACCGTCGGAGATGCTTATCTGGTTAATCACCTTGTTCAGTCTGGTTTTAAAGGTTAAGTCCTCGCACCGTCCCGCTAATAGTTTCGTCCGCACCATTGTGATAAAGTTGCCGTCGCCGACCCGCCGTTGCAGGTCTTTAATCTCTTGGATTTGTTTGCGCACCGCTTTTACTTTATTCACTGCCTCGGGGTCTTCTTCCAACTTGTCGCAGTATGCTTGCTTTTTACCCACCTCGTTCTCGATGATTATAGATAAAGACTCTATCATCTGGTGGTTAAGCGTTGCGCCTCCGACCTCTACCCACAGTTTGCGGTTCTCGTTAAACTTGAACCATGTGTCGTTGCCTATGTGTTTCAGTTTTGAACCCCGCAGTTCATAATAGACATCGCAGACGCTTTTGGCGTTAAGCAGTTTAAGCATCGCGTCCACCGCGGGTGTGCTTTGGGTGTCGGTTAAGACCTTGGTTTCTATCTCCATCGGGCATTCAAAGTCTTGCGGGATTTGGATAATATCGTCGTGTTCTTTAAACGAGAACTTCATCGCCATACCCATATCCGTCCAACATCTCGCACTCATCTTGCCAAGCAGGTCTGCGTTTTCATAGTGGTCGCCATAAACCATTAACCCGTCCATTATTAAACAGCAGACCTCTAAACCCTCGTCTTTACAGACTTCTTGCATTGATTTTAGCATGGTGTTTTCAAAATGGGTATATATTCTGTTTAAACCGCACCCTAAAATGTTGTCCCGTTTTTTATCTGGGACTGCATCGTAAAACTTGGCGTATTCTGGGATATTGCGGAACTCTTGTTGGATGCGACTAAACTCATCGTCATAGTCGTTTAAGTGCGGACTACTTATGCGTCGCTCTTTGTTCGAGTGGTTGCGGAGCAGGGTCTTGGGATATTTAAAGGGGATACTTGAATATGCTTGCTTTGCATCGTCCCGCGGTTTATCTATTGCCTTCAAACAGGCATCGCGGTTCTCGCAATAATAATCTAATTGCGGGCATCTAATATCGTGCTTACGGCACAAACTTCTAATAATGCTCGGAGCAGAGTTAATTGCATCTATATCTGTCGTGTGTTGTCTAAACATCACCGCCCTCAACTCACGCATGTGTCCTTGTATTCCGTTGTCGGTTTTATACAGTCGACCTTCAAGGTCGTCGTTCTTATATCCCACTTTCATTTTACCTGCGCACTGGAACTGCGTGTTTATGTATCGTTTCATCTTGCCGAACAACTCTCGGCGGTCTGCGTCGTTGGAGCATCGCTTACCTATCAACTTGGTGTATTGCGGGAGCGTCATCTCCTTCATATAATAAACTGCACGGGGGTCGGGGCGTTCTTCATAAGCGACTAAATTGGCGGGGTCTTTGGCGGGGTCGGTCATTTCTGTTTTATATATATAGATAAGACTATTTTTTAAACCTTTTGGATTTATCTTATTAATATCGCTAAATAAACTGGGGGTGGCGTTTTTGCCATCAGACTGTTCCGCGGGTTTTGTTTCAATTTTATTTTCAATAGACTGCATATTGTGTGTGTAAATATAAATGTGTGTTATTATTCTGCTTTTTACAATTAAAAACCAAAATGGATCAATTTTATGGGGTGTCCATTATGCGACGCTCTGCGACGCTCTTTCTGCCTTCTTGCGAGTATAGTACTCTAAACTTCTATCACGACGTTTTTGCACAAAATCGGGTTCGTCCTTGTGTCGATGATAATAATCGGAGGCATACTGGTTCATCACCTCTGGGTGCGTTTCACGGTATTTTTTCTGTGCCTTGCGGATGTTGTCCCGCATCCTTAATAGGCGGGTTATTTCTTCTTGGTCTATGGCGTCCATGGGTTTTATATATATCGCCAAGATAATTCTATATTGTTTCATTAATATCTCTAAATACAATCGGGGCGGATTTCGGGGCGGTTTTTATTTTTGGAGTTCAATTTCTCCACGGATTTTTTTTCCAAAAAAAAACCAAGGTTTTGGTTTTTTTTTCAAAAATTGGGTCTGGGCGTTTTAAACGAAAATAAAACCGCCCCGCCCCAAATCCGCCCCGATTTCAACTTATTAACACGACCTTAATAATTGCGGATGGTGACTTCTTTGCGGGGTTTGCGGTCTGCCTTATCATCACGGGTATTCCATGGGTTTGGTGCGGAGAACCCTGCAATCTTAAACTGTTGGAATATCTTGCGGATATTTGGACTATCATTGAGAGTCATCATAAACTTGCCCTTAACCTTTACCAAAGTTTCGCGAAGGCGTTCAAAGTCAAACCCTTTGTCCTCGGCATAACCGAGGGACGACGAGGTGTTTTCATAAGGTGGGTCTATGAAAAAGAAGGTGTTCGCTCCATCGTGTTGCTTAATTATATTGGCGTAATCCTTGGTTTCGAGCGTCACGCCTTTGAGGTATTCTTTGTATAGGTCTAAATAGGTTTCAATGCGTTGTAAGGGTTTCTCGCTGACCTTGTATATCTGGGTGGGTTTTTCCACAAAGACCCCGTTAAACCCTGCACAACCTGCGAGTTTAAAGTGTGCCATCTTTTCAATAATGGAATTGGGGACTTTTGCGAAGAATGCTCGGGCATTGGCGACGCGAGTGCCACTCAATCGCTGGTCTTTGCCTGCGCCGAACGAACCCTTGAACTCAATCTTGTCCCACTCTGGATCGTCTTGTGGGGGTGCCGACTTTATCCAGCGAAGCGACTGAATCATGCGTTTATCCAAATCGTTCAGGACATTTTGCTCTGCTTTGGGTTTATTGAAAAAGAGGGCGGACGAACCGGTGAATGGTTCAACATATTTCTTGTGTTCGGGGAACTGTTTGACGAGAATATCTTTGACTGGGTATTTGTTCCCGTTGCGACAAAATGGGGG